CTGCATATTACGGCTGCCGCGCTCGATGCCTAGCTTAGTAATCTGCCCTTCGATATCGGTCTGTTGTTGCTGACTGCCAATCTTCGAGCTGGTCAACGCGAGTTGGCGACGAAGCCCTGCCTCCACAAGATCCATGTCGGCAAGCTGTTGCTTAGCGGTCTGGCGTAGTGCGTCTTCTTCCGAAATCAATCCCGCATCACGCTGAGCTTCAATTCGATCCAAGGCACGCTTTGACAGTGCGTCCTCAACCTCTCCTCGCTTACGCAGTGCGGCGAGACTGTTGTCAATGCCAGCGACGTAGACGTCGTTGTATTCACGGCGAATCGCGCTCAGCCGCTTCTGAATTTCCTCTTCGGGCACACCCAGCGCTTTGCCTTGGGTCTTGGCGGCATCCATCGCCATATCACGCTGCTCCTGGCGGCTACGAAGGATCTTTGCTTTGTCGTCCCAATCCCGTTGCAGCATTTCGCGTTGATTCGCGATGCTTTTGTCTTGGGCAGCCTTTTCTTCCGCCTTCGCCTTTTGCTGGATGCCTGCAATAGTGCGCTGATTCGCCGCCAACAGAGCCTGCTCTGCAAGGACGTCCCGGTCCTTGGATGCGTCGTACGCCTCGCCATCGCGCTTCTGCCCGATCCGCTTGAGGCGCTCAATGCGTGATTCCATGGCTTTGCTCTGTGCGTCCAGCGCCGCCATCTGCTGATTCGGCCCTTCAACCCGGCCACCCGCAAACTCGACCACTGCGTCCCAGGCTTCGCCAGGTAGCTTCTTCAGGTTGATCCACCCCCGCTCCCAGGCCGACAGGGTGGCCAGGACTTTGTCCTTTTGGCCGACCACACCATTAGCGTAGGCGTTCTGAGCGATGCTTGCCGCATCAATCATGCGGCCCTGCTCTTGCGCTGCCTTGACGGCCCGATAGGTTTCAGTGGTCACGAACCCGTATTGGTCGCCCATGGCGCGCAGCGCGGTGAGCGGATCCTTGCCCAGCGCCGCAAACTCTTTTGCAGTGTCTTCGACGCTCTTGCCGAGGATACGCTGCGCATCGACGGCGACCGTGCCGAACTTCTCCAGGTTCGTGCCGGCGATCGCACCGGTGCTTGCCAGAGCCGTCAGGGCTTTGGCTGAAGCCGCCTGCGAGCCATTGATCAGCTCCATGCTGTTGGCCATGTCGGACATCTGGCCGGCAGTGGTGCCCGCGATGTTGCCGGTCATGATCAGCGCTCGCGAGTACTTGAGCGACTCGTCGTAGCCGGACTTGAATGCCAGTGCACCAGTCGCCACTAAGGCGGCCGTGACGGTATATGGATTGATCAGGCCAAGTACGGCACCACCAAGCGCACGCGCCGCGCCGCCGATGCTGCCGAACATGTCGCGCAGCTGGCCGCCCTGCTGAAGCAGAACCGTCAGCGGTGCTTGGCCACCCTGCAAGCTGACGATGATGTCGGTCATCTGCGCCGGAACGTTGCGCAGCGCTGCATTCATTGCAGCCGCCGACATGCCTCCACCCTGCAGGGCAGTATCCGCCGCGCGCAGTTGATCGATGAAGGGTTTGGCGCGGGTGGTCACCCCCATCTGCGCGGCCTGCAGCTCGAGCAGCTCGATGCGCGTCTTTCCGATCGACTGAGCCTGATTCTCCAACCCCTTCAGGAAAGAGTCCTGACCAGCGCGCGCCTGCGCGGCTTCGCGCTGGGCCTGGGCCAGCATCCGCTCGCCGTAGGTGGCCTGCTCCTGTGCCAATCGCAGGTCCCGCAGCTTGGCGATCAGCGGATCGGCTGCGCTCGACGCGCCGACCTGCGCCGCGCGGTAGCGATGCACTTCGTCAGTCGACAGCCCGAACAGCGCAATTTGCTCACGCAAGCCTTGCAGAAACGCGTTACGCGATGCGTCGGCTTGAGCAGCTTCGCGCTGGGCCAGCGCCGCGGCGCGCGCAGCAGCTTCCACCTGCTCCTGGGCTGCGCGCATGTTCTGCAGCTGCAAGATCAGTTGTGCGGCTTCCTGTGCCGCGCCAGCCTGGGCGGCGCGATATCGCAGCACTTCTTCGGTCGACTTGCCGAACAATGCAATCTGCTCGCGCAGGCCGGCGAGAAACGACTCTTTGTTGGCTTGCGCCTGGGCCAGCTCACGAGCGGCCACAGCTTGCGCACGCGTCGACTCCGTCGCCTGATTCTGCGCGACCTCGACCGCGCGCAACTGGTTCAGGTACGGGGTCAGCGATGCGGGATCCACGTTGCGCTGGCGCGCCTGCGCCTCGTAATAGGCAGCTGTGGTGCGGCCGCCCGACTCCATGGCCATCGTGGTGCGCTGGATCGAGGCGATGATGTTGCGTTGCGCAGATTCAACACTGCGCGCGGCGCCGGCGGCGCTGGCGCCCGATTGTGTGATCGCCTGGCCAGCGCGCTGAGCGGCGTCGATCGCCGGGCGCAGCCCGGCTTCAACGCCCGAGGCATCCGCCACCACCCGAATTGTTGCGTTGTTGACGATATCGGTCATGGCGAGCCTTGAAAATAATTTAGCCCTGGCACGCGAGTGCTGAGGGCTATGGTGGGTGGTTCCTACTCATCTCGGTCGTGCATGGCGCCGAGCGCGGCGTACTCCATCGTCTGGAGATCTCCTTCGAGATCGTCATATGCATCGGCAGACAAGTCCATCCGATCCATCTTGCGATGCAGCGGGCCATAGTCGAGACCGATGATGCCCATACCGCCAGCACGCCACTGCGTGCGCATGTAGGAAAACAGCACGTAGGCAGGCCAGTTTTCTGGCCACACCTCGACCTCCTCGTCCGGAAAATCTTCGGGCGTAAGGCACGCCGCCTCCATCTCGGCCAGGTCCTTTTTCGACAGACCTGGCTTGTACATGGACTCGGCGATCGCCCTTAGTTTCCCAGGCGGCCTTCGTTGATGGCGGTGCGGTAGTCGTCCTTGATCGCGTCGGCCATGGCCGGCAGCGTGTCGACCAGCTCGGCAACGCCATGCTTGTCGAATTCAGCATCCAGGTTCCAGCTGTCGACGATCGACAGGATGTAGTCGACAGCAACTTTGGTCTGGCGGGCAACGATCTCGGCCTGGGTCATCGTGAATTCCGGGATCGTCTCGCCAGCAGCCTTCGCCTTTTCGACGGCCGCCTTGAAGCGTTCGATCTCGACGTTCGCTTCGTCTTTCAGCGTGGCCTGGAACTTGTCGGTCAGCTCAGCCAGTTCGGTGCGGCTGCGGTACTTGAACGTCACTTCCATGCAGCCGGTCGAGCCGTCGAGCATGATGCACTTCACTTCTTTCTTGAAGCCAGTTGGGCGCTTGCCGAGGACGATTTTGTTTGCTTTGATTGCCATGATTTTTATCTTTCAGAAGGGTAAAAAAAACCGCGAGGGGCGACCTCGCGGCTGGGAAAAAGCCCGCTGGTGCGAGCTGGCAAAACTTGTTACGCGGCGTAGCGAACCGGACGGTTCTGCAGCGCGCAGCCACCCTTGACGGCCATGACGTTGCCCTTGGCCATGCTCGGGGTTTCGTCGAACGAAATGTAGCCGTTGAACAGGATCTTGCTGCCGCTCGGCAGATCGGCGCGGATAGCCGCGATCTTGCGCGAGTCAGCGATCTTCTTCATCGCGCCGTGGTGCGGAAGCAGCGGATCGTCGGCAATCGTCAAAGCAAGGCTCTGCGCGTTGTAGCCGTCTGGGAGATTGATGTCGTTCTCGTTTTCCATCAGGCTGACCGCGACGTACTTCGGATCGCCACCGGACGGTTCGGCAGTCAGCACCTGCTGGATCGGCACCCAGGTGGTGATCTTGCGCAGCGTGCCGGCGCCCATGCCGACCGGGAACAGGTTCACCTCGGTGGTGTCCATGCCTTCCAGGGTGACCGAAGTGCCGGTTGCGGCTTTGGCGCGGAACACGCGATTGGTCATGCGGCTCCAGCCGCCGACGTACTCGAGGTAATCGCCGGCGGCGAAGGTGTTTGCTGCGGTGCCAAGGACGGTTTCTGCCGCATTGGACGCAGTAGTAACGCCGATTGCGGCGGCGTAGACGGTAGCGATTGCGTATGCGGTACCGGTCGGGAGCGAGAGTGCCATTGAAGGGCCTTTCAGTGAAGACGCCCGTTTCCGGGCCGTTGCGCCCGTTCGGGCAAAGAAAAAGCCGCCCGGAATTTCTCAGGGCGGCTTGGGATAAAACTGGTGGGATCAGCAGAACAGCATGAATTCCTGCACGGCCCCGCGATATTCCGCGTCGTATGTGTCGGCCGCGGTGGTCAGCACCTCGACCTGCAGCGCTCGTGACGCTCGGATCGCGTCTTCGGCTTGCATGGCCATCTGCGACGCTTCGACGGATGTCGCAGCCCACGTGTTGATCTGCACGCGCGTGAAGCGCTTGCTCGGGCGATCACCGGTGACAAAATTGATTGGGGGGCCGCCGATAATTTGGTAGGTGATATACGGCGTCTGCGTCTCAGGTTCCGCGATCCCGGGGAAAACCCGGCCATCGACCAAGTCGCCCAGCACCTGGAAAATTTGCTCGTGTGGCGTCATCGTGTGTTCCTTGCCATTTGCTCGGCCAGCGTGCGCGTCATGAGGTCGACCGCCTCCTGCTTCTTCATTTCGTAAGCGGGCCGCATGAACGGATATGCCCGGGTTCGCTTGTTTCCGTACTCGAGCTCTGCCGCCCGCCGGTGCGCCGCCCAGCCGATCGTGCGGCCGGTGCGTTTGCTGACCGTCGTATTTTTTGGAACGAACTTGTGCCCGTTCTCGACCCAGCGCCAGTAATAGGCGCCGTTCGAAGATGCATTCCCATTTCGTACAGTGACCAGGTAGACCTGTTTTCTGCCGGCGTCGGATTCTTCTTCCAGGCGTTTGACAATGATGTTGTCAAACAGAATGCCGGTCTTTTTATTCGACAGCGCATTTTGCTTGGCCTGGTCTCGAAACAAGTCGGCACCGACGAATCCGATGGTGCGCAGCATCTCCTCGTCGACCAGGCCATTGACCTGGTCGACCGTGTTCTGCACGGTCTCGATGAGGCTTGACGGGTCGAAATCGATCATTTGGTTGCCTCACACACGAGAAACACAAAATCCCGATCATTCGAGTCGGGCAGCACCGCTTTGATGTCGTAATCGACCCGCTTGTAGCGTGCCTTCATCGTTGCATCGACATCAGAGCGAATCCGGATCCTGATCGAACATTTGACGATGGAGACGTCGGCGTCTGCGCGCATGGCTTCGGCGCCGGACTGGAACTTCACATTCGCCCATACCTCGGGTAGAGGCGTCCATGCCTCTGGAAGCCGCTGGCCCGCGCCATCCCGGGCCGTTGTGCGCTTGAGTAGCGCAATCCGATCGTTCATCATGCGATCACTACCTCTGGCCACAACAGCCGCTTGACGTGCTCATTCTTCGGCTGACCTCCGGACTGGAAATGCTCGCTCAAGCGTGCCAGGATGAAGCCGGAGATGGCATCCGGAACGGTCGTGTGGTCGGGCCCATAGCCGCACCGGATCTGAACCTCGACCGAGTTGATCGCGCGGCCCGTTGCTGGCCAGGCGCGGCCCGGCGCGGCAACGATGAAGCCCGGTTCACTTTCCCCGTCGACCTGATAGTCCTCAGGGTGGAGCGTCTGCAGGACCATGTCGGCGTCGTAGAACTTCAAGTGCACCACTTCGAGCAGCGGCGGCCGGCGAAGCGCGATCGCACCCTTGAAGCCGTCCAGCGTCAGACGCCAGGTCTGCTCCATGATGGCGCGGTTCGTTTCACCTTCCGCTTCAGTGGTGTAGGTCCGGATCGCACGCTGTATCTCGCCATCGAGGGGCGACGTGCCATCTTCGCCGACGTCCACACGTGCAGCGGTGCGCGCCTCGGTCATCGAAACCGCCAGTCCTGCTGGGGGAACAAGTAGCTTCCAGCTCATCGGACCACCGCCTGCCCGCTTCCACCAGCCTGCGGCGCGCGGGTATATTCCGGCACCGCCGGCTGCAGCTTGAGATCCGGCTTCTCGCGCCGCGCCAGATCGCGCTCGAGCTGCGCGCGCACGGCCGGCAGTTTGGAAACGTCGTATGTCATGGATCCACCTTGTTGAACCAGGTCGTTTTGTCGAATCGTTCGCCGTTCGCGCACGTCACGCGTGCCACCCACTTCCAGTCGTCCGGCGGGTCTTCGGCGACAGGGCCCAGCAGCGCGATAACGTAGGTGCGCTCGATCCCCGCCAGCGAGGCAGTGACGATCTCGGGCTGCTCGACCTGCGCCACCCCGACCAGCACCAGCACCACAGACACCGCAGTGGTAGCCCGGTCGATCAGTTCCTGGGTGATGTCGGCTCCATAGTGGCTGATCTCGTCTGGATCACGAGGAACCACCCACTTGTCGCCGACCTTCGTCGGTTCTTGCATGCTCATTCGAACCTCGTAATTCTGCTGCCGCTCCCGTCGAAAGGCGTGATGCGTGAGCCGCTACCCTCGAATGGGGTGATGCGGCTACCGCTGCCTTCGAAGATGACCAGCCGCGATGGGTGGATTTTTAAAATGTCGAACGGCTCCCCCGTCGCCGAGAAGCGCAGCGTCACCGAACCGCCGACCAGCTGCAGGCCAGCGGGCGACACTATCAGACGCCGCCGGGCGAGCATGCGCACGGCACGGCCGACCAGCACTAGGCTGGCAGACTCGACGCGCAGCCGACGCGCGATGCGCATGCCGACTTTGCCGCCGGTGAGTGTCATCGCTGCGGCCGAGACCGGCAGCGAGTAGGAGCTGGCCTCGGGCTTCGGTGCGTAAGGCATCGACACCGGGCCGGCAGTCACAACCATTGCCGCTGGCGTCACCGACATCCGGCGCGACACACGCCCCAGGGCCTGGCCGCCAGTGACACCCATCGCCGCCGGCAGCACGCCAAGCCGACGCGAGGCCAGCATTGCGACGTTGCTTGTCGCAAGCGTCAGCGCGGCTGGCGCAACTGCCAGCTTTCGGCTGGCGCGCATTCCGAGCTGGCCGGTGGCAAGCGTCATTGTGGCGGGCTGGACGCTCAACGAATAGCTGGCCGAAGTGGCCGCCACAAAATCATCAGCCGATCCGTCGTCGAGAATCTGCCATGGGTTTCGGCACCACTGGACAATCTCAGCGTCCGACCATTCGCGGGTGGACACGCCGAACATATACGTTTCGACGTCATCCATCGCCGGGCCGCCCTCTGGCCGCCCGATGCTGAACGGGCGACTGTCTTGGCTTCTGCTGGCTTTTGCGTTCGGGTTGCCCGCAATCTTGACGCCACGGCGCCATATCTCACGACCCTTGACTTGGCCCGCCACGACGACCAGCGTTTCGATCAACGTGTCCTTGACGTACGGCGCCTGCAGTCGACCGGAGCCGGTAGTCGCGTTGCCATAATCCCAGGTGATGTTGCTACCTTCAGGTGCTCCAAGCAGACAACGGCTACCTGCGCCGTTCTCATATCCGTAGTGCATGAAGATATTTCGGACCGTCGTGTCGCGGCAGCGCCGGACGATGAACCAGGTCGAGTCCGTGCTACCCAGAATTGCATTCGCATTTTCTGCAACGCTAAACCCGGTACCGGTGGTGACACCGTCGCCGCGAATGCATTGGCCCGCCACGCCGAAAGCAGAGATCACCGTATCGGCAGTTGCGTTCGCCCCGCTTCTGCCTGCGGGATAGTTCTTTGCAAGGGTGGCCCCCGCTGACGCGACCCAGACGTCGGAGATACCCCTGGTGAGCGGGTTGCCCCGGTCCAGCCTGGCGGCGCCCTGTGGCTGGTAGCGCATCCCGTTCATTGATTAGCTTCCCGCGGCGAGGTCTGATTCGAAGGTGACAGCGTTGGTGCCGTTGCCGTAGCAAACGGCGCGCACCCGTCCGATTTCTTTGTCGAGACGGATGCTGGTCGAGACGTCGGCGCCCGATGCAAGGTCACCGCCGAAGCCCCACAGATCGTAGATCTTGGTCGGCGTGCCGCTTGCCTCCGGCGTCCACTGCCAGACCATCTGGCCAGCGGCTGTAACGGTGCCGTTGGCGTTTCGGATCCGGCCGCCCAGCACGCCGCCGTTGAACGCGGAGACGTCGATCCAGGCGCCGACGCCGAGCGCGTTCGGCGCTGCCTTCGTTCCGCCCGCCGGCACTGCCACGGCGGCCAGGATCGGGACAGGCGTTTTCGTTACTGCGGCCATGGCTTATCCGATCCGTCAGGGTTATAGAGCGCAGCAGCGACCTGCTGCGCGGTGTATGGGTCAGGCTCGAGGCCAAGCGCGCACAGCGCTTCAGCGTCGGCCGGCGAGATCGCGTCGGGCCCGAACGAGCGGAGCGCGCCCTGCGCCAGCGGCGAGCCGATGCTGAGCCAGCCATTGGCCAGCAGTCGCACCACGTGGCGCAAATTCGGCTGGGCCTGGATGAAGTCGATCAGCCTGTTGCCAGCCTCGATGCCGAGAGTTTCCAAGATCACGCCGTACCCGATCTCGCGCCCGTTGGCGCGCATGCGCCCGGGCGAGAGCAGCACCGCGATCGCATCGCAGTCACGTGCGGCCAGCGCAGCGGCGCAGGCTGGGTTCGAGCGCGCCGCCTGACGCAGCGCTGCTTGTTGTTCTGGCGTCATGATCAGGCCAGCGTCAACACACCAGCGCTCGCGTCGAAGTCGAGCGTCAGGGTTTCGCCATCAGCGAGGGTGATGGTCGAACCGTAGTCGATGTAGCCGATCAATGGCTTGTTCGTGGCCGTGTCGTTGTAGACGACGGCGTAGCGGAAATTGGTGATAGCACCGCCCGATGCAGTGATGACCTCGTCGGCGATCGCCACCTTCGCGACGCCTGCGGTTTCGGTCAGCACCACAGCGTCGAGCACATAGCCACCCGCAGCGTAGGCGCCGCCCGTGACCTGGGCAATGTCGGCCAGCACCGCAGCTGCGGCCGCCGGCACGGTGTTCGTCAGCGCCGCCTTGAAGACGTGCGCCCCGAAGTTATGCACGCCACGCAGCACCTGCTCGGCAAAGTCGGGGATTTTTTGAAGTTGGGGCATTTCCGTTCCTGTCGGTGGTGTTGAATTCGACGAGATGCCGAACGCAGTTCGGTAGACTGATTGCAGGCCGGGGGTTGTGCCGTCCCCGTATGCCATCGCATCGAGGCCCAATGGCCCCGCGTGGACGCCATCGCCGCCGATAAACTTAGTCGGGGATGCTGCGAAGTCGAAATATGCCGATTTAAATGTCGGTGCACTCGGGTTCGAGTAATCCGTAATGATGGCATCGCTGTCAAAGCAAAACACCGTCGTGCCGTTGTGCAGCGACTTGGCGTATGCAATGCATTGCTGTCGGCCATTTTCGGCGGGGGTGCCTGCGGCGTACCCCGTGACGTAATAGTCCGTGTCTAAAACAAACTTTACAGATTCCAGGCCAGGGACCGCACGCACAGCCGCCATGAAATTATCGAGGTTCGTTTTATACGTGGCGAAATTCGAGAAATTGTTTTGGCTGAAACCCGGGACGTGCACGACAGTCGGCCGCAAGCCGGCGTTGATCATGTCCATTGCAACCGCTAAGAACTGCTGCTGGTTGTGGCCTGACCCGGCACCGTTGACCGTGCTGATAGGGTGCGTCGGCGTACTGAGTCCCATCGCAGCCATACGTGCTGGGTTGGCATACTGATAGGCCATGTACGCTGCGCACTTGCGGCTGTCGCCGGTGAACAGCAGCAAATCGGTCGGCAGGGTGCTTTGCGTGTTCGTGACAATCGGGAAGCCGGGGAACGTGTAGTCCTCGTTGTAAGGGCCACCACCAGGGATGCGGGACAGGTCCGCAATAGCATCGTAGTTGACCGACTTCGAGTACCACTCGGTGAACCATGGGAACTTACCGCGTGCGCTATCCCAGGTGTTGCTAGCGTTACTGGCAGCGGTGTAGCCGCCTGCTGCGTCCATCTGTGTCACTTTCACCAGCAGGATGCTACCTGGCTGGCCGTCGGCCCGGGGAATGCTCGCCAAATCCATCACGTCCGTGGACATGTGGATGATGCTGTTGTTGGCCTGGTTCGGGGCAAGGCCGATTTGCTTGCTCGCTGCACCGCCGAACGTGGCATCTTTCCAGCCGTTCGCAGACCTGTCGTTGTAGGTGACTCCATTACGGACGGGCAGATAGGCGTTGCTAATCGTATCCATGGCGATGGCATCAGTGACCGCAAACTGAACTTTGTACGTGCCCGGCGTGCCAGATGCGACCTTACTGCCGACAAGGTGCTGGACCTTGTTGAAGTCCCCCTTAAACTCAAACTTGAGGAATGACGTGCGCACGCCCGAGCCGCCCGTGTTATAGCCTTCATTGGGGCGAAGTTTTGATGCCTGCTGGGTGATCGCCATATTCTTAAACAGCCTTGTTGATTGATTCCAGCTCGACGATTTTCATTCGCCCGCGTCGCTCGTACATCACCGTGGTGACGCCGAGTTCGCGGAGCATATTCAGTGCGCGCGCATGCGTCGCGCGGTCGATCTTGC